GAGTCTTTTGAATTGTTTGGTGGAGATAAAGTTGATAGTTATCTTTTATTCTCTAACCCTCACATATATGGTAGAGGTGTAGAAATTAGATTTACTCCTACTAGAGTTGTTTGTAATAATACACTTACTTTATCTTTAGATGCGTCTACTGATAATAAAGTTAGACTAAATCATAGATCAACATTTGATCCTGATATGGTTAAAGAGACTTTAGGTATTGCTAAAGAGAAGATGGCTAAGTATAAAGAGATGGCTAAGTTCTTAGGATCTAAATCTTATAAGAAAGAGATTGTAGCTGAGTATATGAAAGAAGTATTTCCTGGATATGGTAAGCCTGCTCATTGGAGTGAAGCACCTAAGAATCTAACAGATGCTAACGTAGCAGCTTTAGGTTTATCTAGAAATGCAAAGGGTGCATTAGATATATTAGAAACTCAGCCTGGTGCTAATTATGCTCCTGGTAGTTGGTGGAACGCTTATAATGCTTGTACATTTATGACTGATCATGTTATAGGTAAGACTCAAGAGTCAAGATTAACTTCAGCTTGGTACGGTTTAAATAAAAGTGTTAAAGTAAAAGCATTAGAAAAAGCTGTCAAGTTTGCAGAAGCGGCATAAATAGTTTTATGAGATTAATTTTTATACTACTATTAGGAATTACACTGGCTAGTTGCTCAATTGCAACTAGCATGGTGGTCCTTGCTGAAGAACCTCCTATATTAGAGGTACCTGAAAAGAGAGCATACGGTACAGTGTTTTGGGTTCAGAAATCTATGATGTGTAATGACACACCTGTTGTAGCTGAATATGTCTATAATAACTTTGGTCAGGTAGCTACAGACTTTGGATTACTTCTTAAAGATCCAATGGGTAATTATGGAATGCTAACTGCAATATATGTTAATCCTCAAACTAAAACATTCTCTATTGTAGAGCAAGCAGCACAAGGAGTATCCTGTATAGTTAGTGCAGGAGAAATGTGGACCACCCAACACGAAGATCCAAAATTTTAGTCAACTAAATATCTACATATCATTATTTACAGGAGAAGTTAAATGGCAAATGAAATGTGGGAACATTATTGCAAAATAGAAAATACATTAATGCAGATTGGTGTTAATGAAGACTGCAGCTGGTGTGGATTATCTGAAGCAAATGATCCAGTAGTTGTAGGAGATACTAAACAATTATTAATTGATGACATTGACGATAAAGGGATGTTAATACAAGAATGAAACAAATAGTACAAATGACAGAGGATGCTAGAGAATATCTTTCTAGTGTACAACCTAAAGACGGTCACGTTACATTAACAATAGATGGTGGCGGCTGTGCTGGGTTTACTTACAAGTGGGGTACGACAGATGATAGCAAGCCTACAGGCTGGCTTGGTATAGAAGACATATTACTTGTTGACCCAATCTGTGAAATGTATATACTAGGTAGTGAGATAGACTACAGTAAATCAATTGAAGGTTCAATATTAACTATAAAAAATCCTATGGCTAAAGCTAGCTGTGGATGTGGAGAAAGTTTTGGAGTATGAAATTATTAAAAATTGATTGGAAGGGTAAGATTGGTTACGGTGATATTATTTCTCCAATCTGTTACGCCCATTCAATGGCCCAAAAGAATTGTTGTGATGTAGAACTTATATTTCATTGGCCTGATAAAAAAGGTGTAAAATATAAAGACAGTGATCCTGAATCTTTAGATCAACGTACAAAGTTACTTGCTTCTATTGTTAAACCAATTAGTTATCATCAAGTAAAAATTAATCACAAATTTCAATCTAAGTTAAAGTTTAATCATACCAATTATGATGACAGTGATATGTTTCATAATTTCTGGTATGCAAGAGAACGCAATACTGATAATAGTAAACCATACATTGCAATGAATACAACAGCTAACCATAAACAGTCATTAGAAGATTATGGTGGTAAAGGTAAAGTATGGAAAGATCCAGTTGGGTTAGTTAAGTGGCAAGCATTAGAACAAGAGATAGCAAAAGAATGGGGTATGGAAGTAAAACATGTTGACTACTCCACACCAATCAAGGATGCTGTAGACATATATAAAAAATGTTTCTTAGCTATAGGCTATCATGGTTCAACTATGTGGTTAGCAAGATATATGAGATGTCCTATGGTTATATTTTCTGGTAAGAAGATAACAGCTAGATCTTTTCAATGGGCAACAGTATATAATAAGTTAGAGATAAAGGATTTGATTAGTAAAAATCCATTAGAGATGAGACGAAAGTCGTTAGATAGGTTAGGTGAATTAGATGTCCAATTTGAACAGTACCTCAATATCCCAAATTTACATAGGTTACGAGGCAAGGGAACATGAGGCCTTTAGAGTATGTGCACACAGTATAGAAAGTTTTTCTGATATTGAAACACAAGTTTTAAAAAGCCAGAACATACCTGAGTACAATAGAAATTGGGGAGAGCCTCAATCAACAGATTTTACCTTTACTAGATTTTGGGTACCATACCTAAGTAAGTTTAAAGGGTATAGTATCTTTGTAGATTGTGACTTCTTATTCTTAGATGATCCTAAAAAGTTAATAGAATACATAAATCCTAATCTTGCTGTTAGTGTTGCGCAACATCCATCATATAATCCTCATACTGATATTAAAATGGATGGGGTAGCACAGCATAGATCGTTTAGAAAGAACTGGGCTTCATTAATAGTATTTAACAATGAGCACCCTTCTAATAAAATATTAACACCAGACTATCTTAACAATCATAAACCAGGTATAGACTTCCATCACTTTAAATGGTTAAAGGATGAGGAGATAGGTTCAGTACCATTAGAGTGGAATTGCTTAGATGGTTATTATAATTTAGATGAACCTAAAGCTATACATTACACAGACGGTGGTCCGTGGTTTAAAGAGTATCAGAATACACAATACTCATCTCTATGGACACTTACAAAATTAGGATTAGACAGTGAATGAAATAACATTTAGTATGACTTATTATGGTCAGGTTGAGCGCTTACAATATCAACTTGATTTTTTTAGTGAGCAGAATAAAAAACTTACAGACATGACAACAATTCAAATAATTAATGATGGGTATAATGATGGAGGATTATTCGAAACAATAGTTCAGTCATATCCTAATTTAAATATAAAAGCATATGAAGCTACAACGGATGTTGGTTTTAATAATCATGGTGCTCGTAATCTTCTGATGTTAGAAAGTGAAACTAACTGGAACATGTTAATGGATATTGATGTACTATTGAATAAACCAATATACAAACATATGATTACAGCTAAGTTAAATGAAAAGATGTTCTATTGTTTCCAAGTAGATTTTGACCACCCAGATAATCCAGAAGATTATGATAATTTAGATATTGATCCAAAGAAGATATTAAAATATAAAGCTCATCCTAATACATGGCTAATGAATAAACCATGCTTCTGGACTGGTGGAGGTTATGATGTTGAGTTCACAGGAATGAGACATGGTGATGCAGAGTTCTTTTTGTCATTAGATAAAGAAACATATGACTATGAATTATTTCATCCAGAGATTGAAGAAAAACTTTCTATGTATGTGCGAAAGCCAAATAGAAACCGCAGCTATTTAAACCAAGCAACTGAACACGTCAAAACTCTTTCAAGAACTGTTGACTTTGTCAAGAAAAGAAACGAAGATAAAGAAAGAAAACATAAAAAAAGATTGGTGACGTTTCCATGGAAAAGAATAGTTTAAAAGCAAAGATGCTAAAGATGACTCTGTCAGTAGTGATAGGTTTAATTGGCATAGCTGTTGTACTAATATATGATTTAAAAGCTCATGAATATCCTGAAGCTAGATTGACAGGTCTTACTGATCAATCAACTTGCATGGCTGAAGCAATATACTTTGAAGCTGGCAACCAACCATTAGTAGGTAAGATGGCTGTTGGCAGTGTAATAATGAATAGAGTTAGAAGCACTAGATATCCCAATACAATATGTGATGTGGTGCACCAAGGTCCTGTAAGAGAGTCTTGGAAGAAAGATGGTACATTCTATCCAATAAGACATAAATGCCAGTTTAGTTATTGGTGTGATGGTAAAACAGATACACCTCAAAGTGGATCCATTACATGGAAAGAAAGCGTATACGCAGCACAGGAGTCAGTTAATATAATTGATTACCTTCAGGGTGCAACCAACTATCATGCATACTATGTGACACCTAATTGGTCACAACATATGCAAAAGGTAGTAGAAATAGAGGACCATATATTTTACAAATGATAAATTTAATTAAAACTCCTACACAATTTGTTGCTGAGGTTGAAAAGATAGTTAAAGAAAAAAGAATGAATTATCTTGATGCATGTTTAGATTATGCCCGCACTGCAAATGTAGAGATAGAAACAATAGCAAGTTTAATAAAAGGTAGCCAAGTACTTAAAGGTAAGATTCAAGCAGATGCTGAAGATCAAAGATTACTAAAACCAAGTAGTGCTAAATTGCCAATATGAGTTGGAGAAAAGTACCATTTCATGGACAGGATGGTACTGTAGCTGAAGTTGGTATAAATGCAAATAAAACACTTATTAAAAAAAGATATAGTGTTAATGGACTTACTGTTTCTGGTAAGAAATCTAAACACACATCCTCAGAAATATATGAATGTTTCAAAAGAGAGATATATTGGACACAATATTTACAAAGCAAATGGGTACCACCTATTGTAGATGTAGATGAGACCAGCCAAACAATAATACAAGAATATTACGGTCCTGATCTTTTAACTAATTATCAGGCAGGTACACTTTTAAAAGATGTGCCAGATATAGTAGATCAAGTAATAGAAATGTTTAAGTTCTTTAAACAACATAATGTATACAAATATAATAATGCATTGAGTAACATGGCTGTTAATGGTAAACAACTTGTAGCATTTGATTTTAAATGGATGAGGAAAAGACCAGAAGGTAAGGAACATGAGTTGTTTAGTTATACAGAATGGATGTCTAAGATAGATGATAAGTTACCAGAGATGTTGGAGAAGTTAGCATGACAGCATGGAGTTTTTGTCCAACACAAGTACAGGATGTACTAAGCAATGTTAAAATAAAAAATAAAGGTACACGAGAAGATATAGATCTATATAAAAAACTTTGGTTAGATTGGACTGAAGATTTTGAAGGTCCAAAGTACTTTAAAGATTGGGCAACGTGTAACGGTATACATGATGCATTAATCCAACAGATAGTACATAATAAAGATAAACACTTCTATACATTTACAGGGGACTATCTGTTCTATCCTGTACTACTAAAACCTTATCAACATACAGTTGTATCGTGGGAACATATTGATACTATACAGTCTGATAGTTATATAATAGTCAGCCAACCAAATCATATTGGATGTTTAATTCCATATTGGGATGACCTTATAAGACATTGTGAGAAGAACAATATTAAAATATTTCTTGATTGCGCGTTCTTTGGTACAACATTGGATAAATTTAATATAGATGAATATAAAAATGTAATCGATTGTGTTGCATTTAGTTTAAGTAAGAATTTTATGTTGGGTGGTATAAGAGCAGGTATAATATTTGGTAATGATTTGAATCCATCTCTTACAATACCGACAAGTGTACATTTTGGTTACAGTTATTTTAACTCTACAGCTGTGGAAGTAGCTAAGAAAATAATGCCAGCATTCAAATCGACATACATTACAGAAGTAGCTAAACCAATACAGGAACAATACTGTAGAGATAATGAAATCATACCATGTGATATATGGATGATGGGTCGAGACCTTGACGGCTCTCGAGTAAACTTAATTGATAACTTGAAAGATACAGTACAGAATGAGCTTGATAAAAATGGAACCGTTTGAAGTATACCAAAAATACCTAGCACTTAGAACACATTTTAAAAGTGACAGTTATGACTACTTTAGATATCATGGTAAGCTAAAAGCTAATAGAGATAAATTTGAAACACGTAAAGATAAGTTCCACTTTTATAAGTTATCTAAAATGAAACACCCAGTAGACTATATGGTATCTAACATGATGGTCAATCCTAACTTCTGGTCTGGTGATGTTAATGATGAACAGTCCCACGCTACGTACAACGATTGGGTTAAAAGGCGTGATAGTCTTTCATATATCGTCTCTGAAGAGGTCCAACGTATGGAAGACACCTATGACACCAACGTGCTTGTTGAGGACAGTCAGCACCCTAGACTACTCGTTCTATACATAAGAAAAATAATAAGTGCCGAGACATTAATCATATTAGATAAGTTAACAAAATTCTTTCCATACTGGAATAGAGTAATGGCTGATGATATTATTTGGCCAGATGAATATAAAAAGTTGAAGAAATATACACCTTTTTTTATAAATAGTGTTGACCTAGTTCGTATTAAGAGTATAATAAAGACTAGGTTCGAATAAATCGGATACAACGTAATATAACGTAATATAAGGAGAAGTAAATATGGCAAATTCATTTGCTGCAATGAAAGAGAGTCGTCAGACTCAAATAGAGAAACTAAGTTCTGAAGTCAATAAGCTCCAAGGTTCTGGAGCACCCCAAGGAGATGATAGGTTTTGGAAACCAGAAGTAGATAAGTCTGGTAACGGACATGCTATCATTAGATTCCTACCTGCACCTAACAATGAGGACGTACCTTTTGTAAGAGTGTTTGATCATGGGTTTCAAGGACCTGGTGGTTGGTTCATAGAGAAGTCTTTGACTACTCTTGGACAGAACGATCCTGTTTCAGAATATAATACGACACTATGGAACAGTGGTGTGGAATCTAGTAAAGACCAAGCGCGTAAACAGAAACGTCGTTTGAGTTTTGTATCAAACATATATGTAGTTAAAGATCCTACTAACCCTCATAATGAAGGTAAAGTGTTTCTGTATAAGTTTGGTAAGAAAATATTCGACAAGCTCAATGATCAAATGAATCCTGAGTTTGAAGATGAAAAAGCGGTTAACCCATTTGACTTGTGGGAAGGTACTTCCTTCCGACTAAAGATGCGTAATGTAGAAGGGTTCCGTAACTATGACAAGAGTGAGTTTGATTCACCAGCTCCATTATTAGATGATGATGCTAAACTTGAAGAAGTTTGGAAAGGTCAATACTCTCTCCAAGAACAGATTGACACATCACAATTTAAAAGTTATGATGAATTGAAATCGAGGCTGTATAGAGTTCTTGCTCTTGATGGTGGACCGCAGACTTCAACTGCAACGGTTGATGAACAGTATGCGCCTACCCCTGCAGCAACTGCACCTCATGTAAGTGCTGTTGATACTGCAGATGATGATGATGAAAGTTTGAGTTTCTTTAAGAAATTAGCAGACTAATAATCACATGGTGGGTCTTCGGGCCCACCTATTGAAAACCACCTAGATTACCTCGAGCAACAGCATATCTATCTTTTCTATTAAATGATTCTCTTGCAGCTGGTACTGGTGCAATACTAAATCCATCACTATCACTTCCACCACCGTAGCTATTATTATTAACATTGGTAACACTTGTGCCTCCACCAAAGCCTTCTGTCATTACACTTTGTGAGGTAGCAGCAGCATTACCTTGAGCTGTACCTGTGTCGGCTTCTATCCTTGCTGCTTTATTGGCAGCCATCTTTTTTTCTCCAGCTGATATCATAGCATTTCCACCTGATATCATACTCTCTCCTCTTGATTTAAAAAAGTCACCAATTGACCCTGCACCAGGCATCCACATACCACTAAACCATTCACCAATACTAACTAATTGTTTACCAAACCAGGCTTGAATTTTTCCCATTATTCCAGCTGCCAATGCAGGTATGTCATCCATGTTAGGAATTAAATCAGAAATTTTTTGGAATGCTTCCATTAGTGTTGATTTAAATTTATCTACAAACCCAGCACCAGCTTTACCAGCATCAGATTCAGCCTCTCCAAAACCTAATAGACCTTTCATCCAGTTCCAAATTGCAATAGGTATAGAATATAGAGCAGTAAATAAAGATTTAATTAATCCTGTGAAGCCACCCTTTTCTTTTAAAAAGCCTTGCATCATTGCTTTTGTTTCTGTAAAACCTAATTTGCCAGCTATCCATGCACCTATTGATACACCAAGGTCTAGTATTCCACCTATAAGGAATCCAACTATACCTCCTACAAAACCACCTATGCCAGCATAAATTTTTGTTAGCATATCTGAATCAGCTTTCTTACCTTCTTCTTCCACAGAGTCTTTTGCTCCCATAACACCTTCAAACAAAGACCACAATACTAATATTGGAGTAAATATTCTACCTAACAATGCACCAAAGGTTTTTGCTATGGCACCTATTTTACTAAAAAGAGGATTAGCTGTTACAAATTTAATTATTTTTGAACCAATATCTTTAACACCTTGAAGTATACCTTTTATTTTATTCATACCTTTTGTAAAAATATCAATAGCACCACCTTTAGCAGCCTTAGCAAAACCTTTAACTTTATCTGCTCCACCCTTAATAAGATTCTTTGCACCGTCTGCTACTTTAGTTAGCACACCAGGTTGTCCTCCACCACCCAAAGCAGCTGCTTTTAAATTAGATAACCTTGTTGCTATAGTACCACCCTTACCAAACATGTTAGTAAATTTTGTAACCAGGCCACCTTTAACTAACGCAAACCCATCCTTTATATTTTTTAATTTTGTTGCTATAGTTCCACCTTTACCAAATATATTCTTTAAACCAGTAAATGCTTTAGATTCTGTAATAGCAAGTTTTAATCCATTGAGTCGTGTGCTAAGACCTCCTCCTTTACCAAAGAAGGTTTTGAAATTTTTGAATACTTTTGAATCTGTAATAAATGTTTTTAATCCTCTAAGACCATTAGCAATAGCTCCATTCCTACCAAAAAATTTCATTAAAGATTTTAGACGTCTAGCAACAGATAGTGCTAAACCAGCTAGAAGAAGTTTCATACCCGTACCCATCTTCTGTGTAGGATCTTTGCCAGGACCTGAAGTACTATTAGCTACCTGTGCAGCTAATGCTGCTGTAGGTGGTCCTTGTACATTTTTTAAATTTTTTATTGCATCTTCATATGCTTTGTTTCTCATCTCAAGTAGTATGTCTTTTATAGTATTAGTATTAGCTTTTATAACTTCTAAAGGCTCTACAAGATTTTTTAAACCTTCACCAATTTTCTCCATACCACCTTTAATAGCACCACCAGCTCCAGCTCCACCTTCTTTATCTTTTTTGCCTCCACCAAAACCTTTACCATAAGCAGCACTACCCATTGCTCCTGCTAAACCTAAGCCAGCTGTCATTGTTGCAGTACCACCTGGTATTGGAGAAGCCGCTTGACGTAACAATGCACCTGTACCTAAAGCCGCAGCTCCAGCAGCATATTTTGCACCGCTTTTGATACCTCTACCAGCAGCTCTGCCTAACATTCCACCTGCCATATATGCCATCTATTTGTCCTTACTTTTACTTGAACCGGTGTATAGACCAAACCATGCTGCCCCTGCACCTACAACAACAGATACCAAACCACTCTGTTCCATAGTGGGTGCCTCTAAAGCCATGTACCATGTAACTACTGCATACAGTAAATAGATGTATGTTGATATGAATACTCTTGGAAATATTCTCCATTGATCCATAGCATGAGCTAGGTCATTAGATTTTTGATAATTTTTATCAGCCATTATTTGATCCTTTATTTTTCTGCCTGTCTTTTCTCGTCCTGTTCTTTAAGGAACTGAATTAGCATTTCATAATAAATATCTCGTTCAAATGGATATAGTTGTTCAACATCTTGTATACCATATTTATAATGGTTCACTAACGAAAATACTAATTTATAATATGCTGCCGCATTTAAATGGCTCAGGCAGATGGAAAAAAATCAGCTAATCCTGAAAATGTTCTCTTTTCAATTCTCTTTCCTACTTTATACTCTATTACTTTTTCTAATTTTGGCATAGTATCAAAGAATGTTTGAACGTCTTGGAAATTTTTAGTAGATAGTGACTCAACAAAACCATCAACTTCTGAAGACGTATAGTCTTTAAACTCATGAACCTCATCTTCACCAACTAATACCTGAGCAATACAAACTTTAATCATATCAAATGTAGCATTGACAGTTGCATTGTTATCTTTTCCATCTCCAAATTTAGATAATTGATCATAAGTTGGATATGACATTTGTAATTTTACATTGTTTCCAATATCTATAAGAGAGGTATGACCATCTGTTCTAACAATTTCAACCTCTTTAAGATCCATTTCAATTTTAACTTCTTTTCCAGACTCTTGATCTTGGAATTTAAACTTAGCTATATCACTAACAGAATTAGCTCTTAGTTTTAAAAAGATATATTCTATATCAAAAGTAGGTAGTACATCAAGATTGATGTCACCTTCTATAATGCAATTGTTTATAATTTGTTTTACAGATCTAATTAGATCCATCATCTTATCAGACGCTTGTGATAGAAGAAGTATTTTTTCTTCTTTAACTAAGAAAGGTCTGTAAGTTATTTTTTGTTGTGTTGAAGGAACCGTCAATTCAAATGTTGGGTGCTTCAGTATTGGTAATGCCATTTTATATCTCCATAATTTTTACCATGTTATAATAATTTATCTAGGAATAGGAACTGAACTTCCTGATAATCCTGTTTGTATTGTATCTTGTTTTGCAGTGCCAAGTGTAGGAGCACTAGAATCTCTAGTAGAGTTATCACCAGCAGTTGTCGCTGCACTAGGTTTATCTTCTGAACCTATCTCCTCTACATTTATATCAAAAGTTCTAAATGTAAATTGAACTGGTAGCACACCAAAACTATCTGTTTCAGACCATGCTGCAGTGACATCACCAACTTGCATTGGGAATGCTTCATAAAGATGATACGTAATAATATTTTTTTGTTTTTGATCTAAACAATGTATATCTATCTCACATAAATATTCATCACGATAACCTACTTCAAATAAATGTTTGCCTCTAGTTGGTTTGTGCTCACCTTTTTTAAATGAGTAATTAACTATTTGATTTGTCCAATCTCTAAATAGTGTTTGTATAGTGCCTCTAGAATCTAACATAAATGTTAAAGGTATATCAGTAGCTTGTACACCAAAAGGACGTCTATCAAACGTACCCATGTTTTGTCTTCTATGATCACTTGTAATTATTTGTATGCCAGGCAGTGCAGCTGAGTTACAAAGAAAGGTCATATTTTCTACATTGTCACGTATAATTTTTGAGGTATTGCCCCCTGGTATTATTTTAACTACAAATCTACTTGGTTGCCATAAGCCTGAAATACTATCATCATTAATTTTAGATATAAATTTATTTAAACTAAATCTTTCTTTGGCACCATCTCTATCACCTTGAAATCCTTTGGCTGCATACTCAGGTTCAGGATGACGTCCTCTGTTTCTATTCCTAAGAAGATCAAGGATACCAACAGCAGTACCTAGATTACGTGGACTAAATATATTCCGTAATGAATTTATAGCCATTACTTACCAACTCCCCTACCTTTTATTCTTGTATCTTTCCATACTTGTTGCTTACTAGCACCCCTGAATGTTCTAGTCATAGGCATAAACAATGCCATGTTCCATTCTTTAGGGTATATGGTTACAATACGTGATTGTATATTAGTATTTAGGTATCTTTTCAAGCATCCTTTGTACCATCTTAGTCTTCTATACCTTTTTAATATTCTATATGGTTGAGGCATCATTTCTAATTTATCGCTGTCTTGTAACTGTTGACCTTCTTGTAGTGGTAAAAATTGATACAAAGCATCCATAACATTAGCTCTAAGTATAGGTGGTAGGTAATGCATGTTTAACATAAGAAAGCCATCAGGTGTTACATCTACAATAAATCCCATAGGAAATTTATCATAGTAAGGTAGAGTAGCTT